GCAAAGCAGCGCGACGACCTAAGCGCAAAACTGACAGCGCAATCTCAAGAGCTAGTCGATGCACGCGCAGAGCTAGAGGCCGCCGAAATTGTGCTTAAAAAAGTTGACGAAAAAGAATCAGCATTTAAGGCCGAACTTGAAACAGCAAAATCGGAACTTGAAACAGCACGTGCAGAGATTGAAACTTCAAAAGAAGTTACAAATAAAGCAGTCTCACTTAAAGCCGCCGAAATGCTGCAAATTAACGCGCATGCGCCGGTGGTACCGTCTGACAATATTCAAAACAATATGACAGACGACGAATTGCTAAAAAAATACGAATCATTTACAGACAGTGATGATCGAACTGAATTTTACAAAAAACATAAAAATAAAATTTTGCGAGCAATGACTCGCACACAATAACAATCACTCAACAAAATAAATATTATGGCTAATACATTCAGCGCGTCCACAATTAAGGACATTATCTTGGAACAAGAGATTCTTGTTTCTCAACACAAAGTAATTGATCTTGATAAGTTTGCTACAAACTTCTCAGGCGATGCAATTGCGCAAACCGGAGCGGGCAACGGAGTACGCAGCACGATACAAGTTGATCTTGCATCAGGCGCGAGCACTACTTTGACAAATCCTACAAACTACGAGCAAGGCGATTCTACTCTTGGATCGGTTGCTGTATCGATGAACGAATATTCGCAACCTTTTCACATTACGCCAGCAGAATCAGGCAGTGGTAGAAAGATCGAAAAGTTGATCATGGTTAATATGCACGCTTTGCAGGACACAATTGATTCAGTAGTTAAAGGTTTATTTACTACTGCAAAATATGGCACAGCCGTACTAGCAAAGGATCCTACAACCGTGACAACTGCGGACATCAAAACAATTATACAAAATACTGGCAAATATAAAGCTCGCAACTTAGTTGCTGACGCTTCGTTTTGGGCACAGTTTGCAGTTACTACTGACAAGGATAGCTTGGGCACAATGGACGGCGCTTATGGCTTAGATTCTTTTAGCTACTCTACTGACTGGAGCGGAGCCGGTACTAATGTTAATGGTTTTGTCGGGGACACCGCAGCCATTGCAATGGCCGCACGTTTGCCAGAAAATACTAGCGAAGTGCAGGCCGTCATGGACATGGACACTGTAGAATTGCCCAATGGACTAGTCGTACAGATTTGCAAGTGGGTAAGTTTGGCGTCTCGCAATACTTGGCATTCATTTGACGTTGTATTCGGCGCAGGCGTTGGGGATGCAACCGTCGGCAAATTAATTCAAAGCGCTTAGTATGTTACGCTGCATTGTTATCGGCATTAAAGCCGGAAAACAAACTTGCATTTCATGCGGCGTAAGCGAATCGGAAGCAATGTCACTTGCATCAAGTCAAAGCGACTTTGACAACGTAGAAGTGTACATTAACCCGGTGCCTTACTCTGTATTTAATTGCAAACCTAAAAAGCGAGGCAGGCCATCAAAAGCAAGCTAAACACTTTCAAGGGTCGCTCTTAACCGGGCGACCCTTTTTATTGACAAAATACAAAAATAAATTTATAAATAATATGGCGCGCATGGTGCTTAGGGAGATCCTAAGACAAGGGGCTTTTACTACGGTTTTTCATTCCTATAGAAACAAAGCGCTACTTTATTATGAACACTTTTGAATTATTTGTAAAAAACGGATTGAGTACAGCTTTAAACTCAGTCGGAGAAAGTGCGCAAATTGGCAGCACTAAATTGACAGCTAGTTTTGATGAGTCGGAAATGGCAGTTAGCCGCAACACATACGGCGACGAGGACGAAGTAACAACGACTGCAACGCTGTTAAAAGCGGCAGTAGGTAGCAAGCCGACAGTTGGGCAAGTATTGACTCGCGGAACACAGCGATACGTCATTTTGACCGTGCAGGAGGACGCGCAAAGCTACGAGATAGGACTGCGCGCAAAGGATGGCTAGGAAAAGCAAAAGCTTTATTGTCGATGACAGCGTATTTCAGCAACGCGCGCGGCGATTGGCCAAACTGCTTAAAGTAGACGAGCGGCAATTTGTGCGGGAGCAAGGCGGCTTATTAGCGCGAGACGTTGCAAAATATACGCCGCCATACGCTACGTTTCCAAGCAAAGGCAAGTCGACTATTGGCAGCAAAAAAGATTTTGACGAGGGGCGCAATGCAGCAAAGCGAGACGTTGATCAAATTACAACAGAAGTCGAAGGCGTGACTTGGGCAAAAAAACAATTTGGCAGCGGCAAAATATACAGGGGCCGCAAGCAAGTAGGCGCAGGCGTTATTGACAACTTAGCTCAGCTTAAACGATGGCACAACAAAAACAGGCGCGCAAATGGCAAAACTCGCAGAGTAGACCACAGCGAGCGATTTTGGGTAAAAAAGACATTGCTTGACAATTACAAAAAGCAATTGATTAAAAACGTGGGAATAAGTAAAGCCGGGCCAGCGAAAGCCGCTTTGCAGCTTGGCGCTAAAGGATCAATTCCAAAGCCAGTAAAAATTCATTTGGGACGCGTCAAGGCATTTGGGCGCATGGCACAGACTAGCAAAGGGCCATACGCTATAATCAGAGCCAGCGCTAACAGGTCGCCAGGATTGGCGCACGTACAGCATTTGATGCCAATGATTATGCGCGACAGATTAATCAAAGCGGTTAAGCGCTTGCGATATATGAAACGGCAAACCGTTAAGCGCGCAGGCTTTAAAAATTGACAACGCAAGCAAATAATTTATTTTGTCAGCATGAGGGCGGTTAGCGACGCAGATTTATTTGACTTTGAGGGCAACTTGCAAGCTGCATTTGTCGCTTATCTGACTGCGCAAGGGTTTACCATTGCAACCAGCAACGACCCGGAGCGATTAAGCCAAGACTTTATTGCAGTGCAAATATCTATACTAGGCTTGCAAGATGAGCACATGGTACAGCGGCCATACGGCGGCAATATGGAATACGACCATTACAGCTACTTATGCGCAATAACGATTCACTCTGACCGCACCGAAGACACAACGCCGAGCGCAGAGTTTGCACGCTATCACCAGCAGCAGGTCGCAAAGTTGCGGCAAGCATTGTCTATTTTAAGCGCATACGACAAGGGCGGACTGAATAAACATGTAAACTTTTACACGATCAACAGGCTAATGCCAGCCGCCACAGAATACGAGGCCGACGGCATGGGTTACGATAGCACAACTTTAAACTACAACGGCGATTTTGCCATTAATCAATCATCATTTCCAATTAACAATTAACAAAATTATATCATGGCAATCCCATACAATTCAGAAGCAAACCAGCCGCTAGGCTTAGAATCAGTTACCATTAATTCGGTGGCTTATATTGTCAATTCGGTCGATATACCTAGCATTGACAGTCGTATTATTTCACGAACAGACGCAAACGGTGACCGGGCCGGCTTTTCATTGCGTGCTGGTAGCGATCAAATTACCGGCTCAATAACATTGCAACGCGCAACTGACACAACTGTATTACCAGCTGTAGGAAATGATTTTACTTATGACTACGACCGCAGCGGGACAGATTCAACCCTAGTCGTGCAAAATGTCAAAGTAGCTCGATCAACTGACGAGTTTGACACATTTGAAATCGACGTTGTGCTTAAGACATACCAAGGCTAATTTTTCTCATATGCTAATCGACAACCCTGCTCGCGTTGCGGGTGGGGTTTTTTTATATGACAATCGCAGAACAGTACACCGCAGAGCGCGAACGGTTAGAAATTAACCGGGCACTTGATTGGAGCACGTACAGCCGCACATACAAAGCAGCCGGGGAAACATTAAAGCCGCTGACAGTGCAAGCTTGGTTTGATTTGCTCGCAGCTAAGTCTCCAATTTTAACCGGCGCTGGGCTAACAGTCGAATCAATTGTCGATTACATTTGGCGATGCTCGACTAGGCACACAAACAATGTATTGCTTAAAGAGTGGCGCTTGTGGTGGATTCATTCGCGCGTCAATAAATGTTTAGACTCAACAGCAGGCGCGGAGGCTGTAATGCGCGTAATCAATCAGCACATAGGCGACGCGTTCGACGAATACCCGGAGCAGGTACAAGGCGGCAATATTAGCAACCGAACAACAATGTCGCACGCATCCGGGGAAGCTTACTTAGTAGATGAGTTAGCGCATCGGTACGGCGTCAGCCCTGAGCTTGTTTTGACGTGGAGTTTGCGAAAAGCATTTCAACTTCAAAAAGTGATCAGGACAATTACTAATCCCGATTATAAAGCGCTAGAGCCGCGGTCGCTGTTAAATATTAAATCAGACTTTCTG